GTCCACATTTATGTTAAAGAAAACACGAGAACGTGGTCAAACGTCAAACTCTCCTTCTAAAGTGCGAATAATAATGGAATGGGTGTCGAAAATTTATTATATGAAGGTAGAAGTTGAAACCGCTACCTATTATAATTTATTTTGTTAAGGATATAATTTTTATTTCTTTTATTTTAATTTTAAAGATACTATACTCATACCCCTCACACCAAAAACTCCCAGTCCGCCGCTAAGTTGTTGTGGTACTTTATAACTTCACATGAACGCAACAACTTCTTCCCTTTCCACCAATCATCTATTATGTTTAGAATATCAAAGTGGTCAAAGTGTATTTTGGCTGTTTCGAATAGGCTAGATGTTGGCGACATGTATTAAAGCTCATTCAAAAAAGAAAATTCGTATGTCGAGCATAATACCATGATTTTGAGGAAATCCATTTCTTCGGGTCTTTGGGCGATAAATTGTAAGGTGTCTCTTAATGTATTCATAAGTTAATTATATTAATAATACAAGAATGGATTAATCTTGTATTTAACAAGTCTCGCTGGTTCAACAGCTGATTCTTAAAATTATCCTCCGAAGAGTTTCCTCTAATTCTTGTTATCTAGAAGCAAGCTGTCAGGTTCAACGATAGTTTAACCTATAAGCTCTAACGATTAAAATTGGTTAAAGAAAATCGTAACGTCCCTGACATCTAGGTTGTACACTGTTTTAAAGAATTCATACACGATATGTGAGTTCACGTTGTGATTCTTGCGTTCTTAGATAACCTTATACCAAGCACTCTCAGTTATCTTTTCCGTCAGTGAGATCTTTTGGCCAGTTCTCAGTCGAGCTGAGGCAACAGACTGCAATAGTGGAGAGTCACCTACTGTGTCTGCCAACGATAGGCCTACGAGATAACTGTGTTCTGCAGGATTCTCGGTTAAGGATTTAACCGTACCTGTATAAAACAGCGAATGATTGATAGTCTTCTGCGGGTCCCTCAAATAGTGGAATCCTGTACTGTCGTTAACGAAAATTATTGACACGAAAGAATAAAAACGGCAGTCAGTACTGTTGATTGGGTCCGCATATCTAGCTAAATGGACATGCGGTCGGTCAGGTTTTAAATATTCATTGATAAGTGCGATGATTTCAGGGTAATTACTTTCTGTGCAAAATATTAATTAATCATCTCCAGATACAAATAATGCTAATCGAGGGCTCAATTCCAGAAATCCATCTGGTCTTCTATCGGCATCCACCGTTCTTAGATAGTAATTTTAATAACACATGATGGCAAAGGTGTTTAACCAAGTTGTCATTGGATCCCCGGTCTGAAGCATTCCTTCTTGTAATAGAGTGAATTATTTGTGCTTCCGGATCCACATGACTGATTTAGCGGTTTGGTTGAGCATCATTGGCAATAGTTGATCTAAAAGTTTCGGAGCTACACCAGTGAGCGCAACCCTGAGTTTGGGCCATAATGTTTTGATTAATGTATTCGCTACTATCGCTTTCAATTCAGAATGTTGGCACGAATCGTTGGCTGAAATGTCTAAATCGATACATCTATCTTTGTAAGGTGCGAACATCCTAACATAATCGTCTACCTTCATTTTGTAACAGAAGCCTGGAAGTGTGGAAATTGCTTTTAGAATTATATTATTCACGACGCATAAAAGTCCAAACGTATCATCAGTTGCTGAGAAGATTAAGCGTGATCGGTCGGAGCGTCCAGGTAAAATTAGCTCTGTTGAATTTGTGGCATATGACTCACCTTTTTTCAAGAATATTTTGAAATGTTTTTCATGATCTTTGATTCCTAATATTAATTATTTCTATAT